TACATACCAATCATGACCATTTACTTTGCCAAGATGATTTACATTGTCTTTTAGGCGTATATCAGACCACCAGCCAGCCGATGCGCCCATTGTGCCAACACCTAGACCTAGTTGTGCTAAATCTCCTAGCGCTGCCTGTTGAGCTTGAGCAGCGCCAGTTATGCCTTGAGCTTGAGTCATACCTATATTGCCCATCTGTTGAGCAATAGCATTCGCATTTGAAGGCGCTCCAGCAAATCCAGTTAAGCCGCCCATTGCCTGACTTAACGCCTGATTTTGTAAGTTCTGCGAGTTCTCAGCTAGAGCTGTCTGTACATTACCAGACCTTAAGCCGCCCGTTGCTGATGACTGTCTTAAGATAGCCTCTTCAGCGGCTGGCATTCCTGACATTACAGCAGAATAGATAGGCGATTGTTGTAGTCCGGCCAATACTTCATCTCCACCCTCTTGAAGTCCATACAATTGAGCCAGCTGAGTCATAGCCTCATCGCGAAACTGCATAGGTAGAGCCTCACGCTCTTTCATATACTCTAAGCCTTGCAATTGAGCGCCTGCGGCTGTCTTTGATGCCTTTCTTGCTGCATCAGCGGCAGTTTCGCCAGATAGCGACTTAAGGCCGCCTGTAATCTTTTTGCCTACACTAGACATCTCTTACCCTCATATAAACGATCTCGCCACCGTCAACATCAGAAAGCTGACCTATAGGCGTGTACTCGCACTTTGTTATCAATCTGCCGATACTATCTTTTGCCACAACTGCAAGTATCATTGTACACCATTTAAACAAATCAAACACAAAGGTACTAAATTCATTGATAGCTTGCTTAATATGTCTTAATCCTGCTTTATCACTGGCAAAATGACAGCTAGCAGCTAAACCTCTTTTTGTTACTGAAAACAAAATCTTACAGCCATCTCTAGCCCACCTAAAAACAAGATGATTAGAATCAGTAGGAAGCCCTATTAAATCACCGCCATAAGGAGCAAACATCACTGTATTCGAGTTATCTCTATCCACGATCCATCCACTGTTGTTACTGCATTGCCCGTTGTTGAGCTTATTCTAGCAACAGTTACCTCAATATCATCGCCATTGCTTAAATCAATAGTATCACCAACCATTAAAGATGACTCATTCGCGCCACCTGTAGCCCTTATATACCCACTGTCAATAAACCGAGTCTCGGCAACCGTGTTAACGGTTATTTGTGTTTGCCCTGTGTAGCGATAGTTTGCAGTCGTGCCGTTGATGCCTATGCAACCCTGTATTCTATATCTACCATCGGCATTCACAGTGATTGTTGATGTGCCGTCGGTATGGGTAAAGGTCGCATCTTTAATATCGCTATTAAAATCTATGGCTGTATGTGTTAAAGAGTCAACACTTTGAGCACTGCCAACGTTTAAGACAATTGACTGCTCAGTAACAAACAGGTCAGTAGTTCCGCTCTCATCAGTAAATGTCGCAACGCCATCAGACTCACTTACTGATTTTAAATATGCTGAGAGTATAGTCGCTATATCAGACGTATTTGTTGCTATATTGATCGAGTTGGTGCCTATATTGGCAGTATTGGTTGATATATTAGATGTATTTGTAGCTATGTTTGACGTGTTTGTAGCTATATTACTAGCGTTGGTTGATATATCTGATGCGTTCTGAGCAATATCACTCGAATTTTGAGCTATATCATTCTTATTTATTTCTATTTGCGCTGTATTTATATCTATTTCCGTAGCAGTGGCAATGATATTCCTGAGAATACTTAAATAATCCTCAATCATCTCAGGCGGCCAGTTTGTAAGCTCTTTAATTTCAACAGCAGAAAGCGCTAAACTTTCTAGCTTTTCAACAGCATCAGCCATGATGGATAGCGCCTGCACTAAAAGCCATGCGAGACTTACAAGCACCTCTCAGCTTTATACTTACCCAATCCCTTACATAGCCCATACGCCTTACAATCCATCGCTTGCCGTATTCGTTTTGCATTCCATACTCTTCAGCGTATGCCGTGCCTTGCGTTACGCCATCATAGGAAAATGATATAAACACCTTTGCGTCATCAAATGTCGTATGACCAGCTACAGTTTCAATCTCTATTTCATCCATAGACTGCGAATCAAGATAATAAAAAGGCGTAAATAATAACCATTCAGCAACCTCATCGTAATGAGTAGCAACTGTGTTATCTAGTATTCCTATTTTTTCATCACGCTTATCTCCATAAACCCACTCGCCTAAATTCACATCAAATACACCATGAATAGCCCTATAAGGCTTATCGCCTTCGACATCACTCTTTAATATAGTCCACGCATTATCTATGCCGGCAGTCTTGGCTATCGTTTGATTAAACTGTAGGGTGTGACTAGGTAAGTGAATTAGGATAAATGTATATCCATCCTCTTCATAAGTCTCAACAACTGAGTCTCTTAGCGCGGTCTCAGTATATTGACCTATAATTTTATCCACCTCTCTAGTAGCTACCTTTTGAGCGCTACCAATAGAAACAGCGTGAACAGATACAGCCTCCTCTTTTCTGCCGCCTAATATATACCAGTTGCCGCCCACCTCTACTTTACAGTGAGTGCCTACAATACCTATCTTTTGCGCTCTTTGCTGAACTCTCTCAAAAGCAAAGTCGGCGCTTGCTGCATTCCTGAAGTACTCCATAGAATATCGACCAAACACAATCCACTTATTATCCTGAGTCTTTCCGCATCCTAATGATTTATCAGGCATAAACTCAGCCGTAGCAAACTTCAAGGGGTCGATAGCTTCCTCATCGGTTATATCTGTATGATAAATATACTCTCCATCAGTAAAACAGTAATAACCATCAATCCACACAACATCAATAGGCGCGCCTACATCGGGGTCAGCTACCCGTCTAAACCCATTAACAGAGTCATAAAGATAGTACTTATTATTGGCAATAATAGCCTGTGTATTAAATGAGTAATCAAGAGATGCTGTATCAATACCACCAATAGATCCGAGCGTGGTTACAGTGCCGTCTTTAGCGACCTGTATAAAATCATTGCCTGATAGCCTGTAATGCTCTTCAAATCGGTCATTCCATATACCACCCCTATCAATGCCTGACCCTGTAGCAAACTGCGTTAATCCTGCAATCTGAATCATATAGCCAGCAACCCCAAACATAGGGCGAGATACGGCGTACATATTAACAGGCAGCGCATCACGGTAATCAGTTTCGCTGCCTATCTTGTCGCCTTTGATTAAGTTTATCGGAGTATTAGGCATTATTTCTTTTTCTTGACTCGCTCGGGAAGTTTTTTGTACTGAGCCTTACTTACCTTGTACTCATCGCAAAGGCTTTTAGATTTAGCGCATACAGCTCTTAGCTGAGATTTTGATTTAGCTGGCATTATACCCTCTTAATATTTACTTGACAGTTTGCATCTGTTGTTTGTCCGCCTGTTTGACGCTCTGCCTCTACAACTAAAGTCACTACTTGATTAGAGGGTAATGCTGCAACAGGAGTAAGGCTTAATAACTCTGCTTGCTGCCCTACGCCTGTAGTGCTTATTGTATCCTCAAAGTAAGTGGTTAGCCCGTCTTGACTTGCAACACGGAAATTTACTTCTCTAAGATTAACGTTGCTCTGCTTATAACCCACAACAATCTCTTCAATTGTATCTGTTGTAGTATCAATAGTGAAAACTAAACAAGCGTCATCATAGCTTGATTGTATCGAACCATTTCTTATTCCTGTAAATACAACCTCATCACCTTCAACCCATGAGCCGTATTTAATACCTGCAATTTCACCATTGAAAGTTCCAGTAATAGTTATGATCCCTGTGACTTTATTTATCTGTCCCGTACAAACTGATCCAGCAGCGACTGTGAAATCACCTATTACCTCGTTAACACTGATATTAGCATTAGAGTTTCCTGATATTAATAGATCGCCAATTATAGCGGGAAGGGTAAGATAATGAAGTCCTGATGTCGTTGTAACATTGCCCAAAGTAACAAGGATGTTACAACCACTCACGCCCGCGCCTAGCGTCATATTTCCTGTTAACACCTGAGAGTTACAGCCAAATTTTGTACTTGAAGAGTTTTGAGTAATATCACTAACAATCTCTTGTGACTGAATAACCATCCTTCCACCAACGGCATTAATATTTCCTTCTAAAACCTGAATATCAAAGTAATGCTCACCGTCATTCTGAGTAATATCACCATCTTTGTAATGCTGAATATGGATTGTAGATTTACCACCATCTATCTCTATATCACCTTGCGTTAACTGATAATCATAGGTAATTGTATCACCACTAACAAGCTTTAAGGCTGTAGCTGTTGTAGGTGTAGGACCTCCGAATGGGCTTGCCGCTAATCTCACAGCGTTGCCCTTCATAAAACAAGGAGCGCCATCTTTTACATTAACGTAGTAACCTGTTGCGCCATCTGCAACCATATCAACTACATTCGAGTTAGAGATTGAAGGTCTATCTCCTTGTGTATCAATATAAACACAAATCCCATCACCGATAATCTGTCCGACCTCACAGAATGAACCCTCTGCACCATTAATCATCTCTAAGGCATTACCGCCGAATAACGATGTAATGGCATCAGCCTCTATACCGCTTCGAGATGTACCATCAAAGCTATAAGCAGTCTCACCTGCTAGCAAAGAAGTCACACCCTGAATAACTACACCTGATGTACTTGCAGCCTTGTAAGTAGGGCCGCTAGACATATTACCATCAGCCACCGTTACTGTAGGCATATCAACCTGACACCATGCAGGAAACTCAACTGTGCTTACAGGGTCATAACGGCCACGCGCTAAAGATATTGCAGCCGCTTGATCTGACTGTGAAGGTGGAGGGCTAAGGTTGGCTATCCGAGAAGTTAATTCCTCGAAAGAACTTAAACAGATAGGACACTCATCGCCATCCGCCTTGTCATTGCCTGCTTTAGATATGTAGAGCGTTCGTGGCTCAATGTCATGCGGTATAAAAGTCATTGTCTCACCCACTCGACCCCATTTGAATTTACGGTATATGTCGCATACTGAGAAGTTAAATTGCGTGTAGCACTACCATCTATAGTGTTTCCATTTGTTCCAGCATCAATAATAACAATATTTCCTGATGAGTCATTTTTCTTAAATACAAAGTTTCCATTTAGTGCGGAGGACAAAACAAATGTAACATCACCACCTGAGCAATCTGCGCTGTAACATGCAATCTCACCTGTAACAACAACAGGGCTATCAGCAGATGTGACGTTTTGAAACTTAGGCCATACTGGAGAGGCTGAATTATCTATAGGATCAATAGTTCCATCAATATCAACAAAGCCTTCAAAGAATCCATCTGAGCAACAGCAGCGAATCAATGCGCCGCACCCATCGCCATCAACTAGCTCAAAGCGAGACTGAACGAAATAGCCTGCGATCTGAACATCTGCAACACTATCAGATGTTTGATAAACATAAGTATTAAATATACCGCGCGTTTGAGTCGAAGCTATATCTAATTTAAATTGCTCAAAAGACATTAGTCACCCCTTGGGAAAATCTGAAATAGTGTATAGCGTGTCTCAACACGACCATCTGAGGTAGTGACAATTATTGTCACCTGCCTTACATTTGAAAGACTTGTTTCATCCGTGCCAGTTGCTTCAATACGATAATTAACGTCATCATCTGTGTTTGATGAGCTGACAATATCTAAGCCGCCATCAGACACAATAGAGAAGCTATCAATAGTCTCGCCATCGTTTAGATAAGCATCAAAATGCTCTACAAAATCATTTATATCGCCTTTAAACATCTGAATAAGCGCGGTTGTATTTGTGGCCGCATCACTCACACGGTAAAAGCGCTGCCATCGATTGTACTTTAAAGTATTGCCAGAACCTTTAGGCATTCTGTTGGGGTACTCGACCTCATTAAGCCTGTCTAAGCCAACACTTCCAGCCATGCGAGAATAAGACTGCATAGCCTGACTCATTAATACAGGAGGCGCGACCTTGTTAAAATCAGGGATAAGCCGTACCGCTAGGTTTGTCGCGAAAGTATGCCAGAAAGCGCGCTTAACATTGCTGTCAGTATTAGGATCGGGCTGTTCTTCAAAATTAAAACCCACATCAGTCGATATTTGCCATTCTGCTGCCATATTCTCAAGACGCATTAAAGCAACCTCCAAATCTTCAGGGGTTGGGCTTACAGTTAAGCCAGAGATACGCAATTGAGAATAAGCATCGATAATTAAATCAACCTTAGTCGCAACACCTCCAGCATCTTTAACGGCAAATGGACTAATATCACTCACATTCAGTCTCTTCTAAAATCAATACTTCTTCAATAGTTTCTTCGGCTTCCACCGGCTTCGATACAACAGGATCAGCAGCAGGCGTTTCAATCTTCTTTTCTTCTAAGTCTTTGGGCGATTTCACATAGCCCTGAGATAAATAGTGATCCATTTCACTAGGCTTGCAGCGCTTTAAATCACAACAAACACCATCAATAACGTGAGAATCACCTTTTTTATAAAGCAAAATCATAATGAATTATCCAATTAAGAAAGGGGGCAAAAGCCCCCTATGATTAGAATGTAACAGCTTGACCATTTGCCATTGGGTTACGGTTAGCTAACCCGTACCACACAAACAAACGATAGCGGAAAGTGGCTTTAGTAATGTCACCATCATAAACCATGTAAAGCGTTACACCTGAAGTCAAAGACTTAGAGATAACCTTCATTCCACCAAACTCATTCATCAACTGCCAAGGCGCTTCACCACCCATAACTTGAATAGAGTCTTTAGCCCAGAACAAGTTAGAGCGACCACCATTAGTGTTAACAGTCGTTACATTTGCAGCCGTAAGGATTTGCGTGTTGATGTTTGCATAAGCAGCTTCAAGAGTTGTTAATGCAGGATCATTAAGTGCAATCGGCTTAGGGAATACTGTAAGGTTTGTACCGTCTGGAATACCAACAACTTTAAAAGTCATTGCTTGACCTGATGCAGTCTTGTCAGCTAAACCGACAGACTCAATATCAGTACCACCGTTATCAATCTTAACAATATCGCCTACAGCAAATGATGCTGATGAAGTTACAGGCAAGTTACCTTCACGATAATCAACATTTGTTACAACCTTAGTCGTAGCATTAATATTACCGCCTTCAGGAACCTCAGAAACAGCCGCTGTAGTGGTAGTTGTTGCTGTATTAGCTGTGATGTTTGGAAGGAATGAACCTGTATAAACATCAAACTCTGCAACGTTCTCACCAATTTGGCCAGTTTTCCAAGTGCTTTCAGGGCGACCCTGTAAAGTTTGGCGACCGGCTAAATCTTTAGCGAAAGTTTGGTTATCACGAGGATTGATAATGAAGTTACAGCCCATTGATCTATAAACTTGACGCTCATTAATCAACGCCTGACCTTCAGAGATGAAGTCAAAACCTGAGCCACCGCTTGACGTATCAAACTCGTAATAAAGCGAACCAGTGTCATTAATCAAGTCAGCAATATCTTTATTCAGATTAGTTGCTTGTTGATAGCCTGATTGCTGGCCTGCGCGTTCCCAAAAACGAATATCACGCATATCATCGATACGCTGCTCAATTAAGTCATTGTTTGGGTCTTGCAAAGAGATAGGGTACGTCTCTTCGATAATACCTTGCTCTTGACCAGTTAAATCGAAACCAGTTAATACGGGGCGATGTTGTTGGACAGGATACCAAATGGTATTGCCTGAGTTTTGAAGTTTAGCCGAGTCATAAGATTCAGCATCCACAAGATCGAGCAACATCATCTGATGCTCATACGTTTCTACGAAGTTTTCAAATACAACTTCTGCTATTTTACCTGCGCTTAAAGACATAATTTATCACCAATTTTTAGTGTCAACCCCGCTCGCCTTCGCTTCTTGCTTTAAATCAAATCGCTTCTGTACATCTTTCTCTTTATTGTACTTTTTCTGCCAATCTGATGTAGGTGTGTTACCACCCTTAAGCTGCGTTGTCGGCTTAGGTGCTGACGTTTTACGTTTAACGGGCTGTGCAATCTTAGTCTTTAGTGAACCTAGATAAATGGCTGCGGCTATACCACTGCTATCATCTCTAAGCTTAGCCTGAAGCTCTAGCTGTGCGCTTGGATTACGGCCTAAGTAGTACATGACTTTCTCAGAACCATCACCTATACGGCTTATAAGCTGATCTGTAATCATATCGCCTTGATTCGGCATTACTGACTCAATTGTCTGTCTTACTGCTAAATCTGCGCTCTGATACACTTCAGGGCTAATGTTCACCTCATCGGCTAATTTTGCTGCCCTCTCATAATGCTGATCGACTTGAGAGCTTACGTTATCCAAGGCTTGTTTCTGCCTTGCCTGCACTTCTTTTTCCGCATTGGCTTCTGCTTGTTTCGCTTGAACATTACCAAGCTTGTACTCTAATAAAGCATCTGTATATGCCTCATCAGGGTCATCAGCTTGATAGAAGTCCTCACGCTTAGGCTTTGCCATCGGCGCGGGCGCGTTATTTATCGCCCCTCTACCCTCTAATGCTTCTATTCGTTGCAGTAACTCTTTCTTCTCTTCGTCGTGTTGACGGTTTAGCTTCGCTTTGAGCTTATCTTTAGCTCGTTTAATGTCGCTTCCCGTAAAACTCTCAGCTTGTTCTGATGCTGGCTCATCAGTCTGCATCCACGCTTCCGCTTCTGTTTCTTCTGTCTCAGCTTCGCTTGACTCCCCAGTCTCGCTAACCTCCTCAGTTTCTACTTCTGCCGCCTCTTCTAAAGTAACTTCCTCTTCGACTTGGGTAGTCTCAGTATCCGTTAAATCTTCATTAGCGTTTTCTGCCTTCAGCTCTTCCAGTGTCATTGGTTGACCCATCTTGTCTTTAACCTCGTGATGTACGAATAAACCTTGTGAAATCCACAAGTAGATTAGTGCGTTTAACCTGTACGCCTCAGTGCTTTTATTTTAAGTTAAATATTAAACATTTAGTTGATTGGTGTTATATTGAGTTAAACCAATAAAGCGAGGCTGAACAATGGAGAAATTCTTAGGTACTTTTATGGGTGAAGATATATTCACAAGTGATGAGAAGATAATTGCGTTAATAGAGTATATGGCAAGCGAGATAAAAGAATTAAGGAGCCGACTTAGTGAGCAATATTAAAACATTCACCGCAAAAGAAATGCATAACTCGCCGCGTCAAGTTTTTAGAGAGGCTGATAAGAATGGTCAAGCAATAATAAACCATGACCACTATCCGGATAAGATTTTTGTATTAACAGCTAGAGATAGAAGAAATGAAAACAATGACAATAAAACTACCTAGGCTTGCAATGATGAGACTGTCTATAATGTCGTTTGCTGCTGCCCTTCAAGGGAAAAGCATTATATTAACCGACGTTCATGTCACCCAAGACTTGCCCGAAAAGGACTGACCTTTTGCGCGTTATCTATTTGCTCGCCAAATGTCTTAATGCGCTTATAGTCTATCTCTGCCTCAGCCTCTTGAGCATCAACCTGTACAGACATTCTATCCGTCTGCGCTCTAAATGCGTCTATCTCAGTACCTGCTTGCTTATCTCTCGCATCTGTTTGAGCTTTAAAGGCGTTAATCTCAGTATTGGCTTGCTCATTCATTACTTTTTGAGCGCCTGTTTTAGCGATGATGTTCTTAGTCTCTGAGTCAGTCATGGCAATCATTGTTGCCGCATCTGGCTGGCCTTGTGACTGCTGAGCCTGCATAACCATCTGCATCTCTTCTTCAGTCTCAGGCTCTTTAATACCTTGTAATATCAACTGCTTACGCGCGTACTCTCTCACATCCTCCATTTGTACGCCATCCATCAGCTCAGTAGATTTAAGAAGAACAATACCAAACAGCGGATCTGTAGGAGGTATAGACTGTAGCATTGTCGCAAGCTCTTCGCGAGTCTGCTGCCTCTGGCTTGAGTAGCTATGTCCTATCTCAGCATATACATCAAACTCCATATTTGTTAAGTCATTCAATACAACCGGCTCGCCTGTCTCACTATCCTGAACCACTTGCATAATCTCTACACGCTTGGTTTGACCGTCTTTAGTCTCGATAGTAATGGTCTTAGGCGCATCCATGACAACGCTAGCCATCCCCGCGTATATCTCAGCATCACGGCGCTTAGCGGCTTTAAAATTATGTTGGTAGATATAGGACTGTTGATCCATTCTATTATGTAACGCAATGATAGCCTTTCCTGATAAATCGGGGTCGCTTATATCTTCAGGTAATCCCGCGTTTGCAACATCCTCAACAGCCTGACGACTTAAATCAATGCTTGCGGCAAGTGCGCTAGGCATAGGCTGCTCAGGCATAACCGCAACTGGGCCAACAGGTAAAGGCTGACCATTAGCGTCCAATCTTTCTTGCAATAAATAAGGGTAATTGTTATCCGCGCCGCTCTCTTCATACATCGAAGCAAACTGACCGATCTGCTCTTGAAAGAATATAGGCTTAACTCGTGGGCTTCTCGATACAATATCCGCAAGGTATGACATTTGGAAATTACGCAATCTCTGAGGGTCTTTAGCAAGGCGTGTAATGCCCTCCCAAAACTCTTCACCCTCTACGAATGAGCGCTCACCATAGCATGGAACTACAGGGATATTCTCGCCTGCTACAACCTCATGCGATAATATGCCCTCACCTGAAGCTATGTACTTAGTTACTTCCCACCGCTCTATTTTCTTCTCATCTTGAATAGTAAACCCTGCATCTATCAATTCATCCATTACCTCTTCAATCTGAGACTCACGATAAACAGCCTCAACACCAAAAGGGTCAACAAAGAATATGACCTTATCCTTAACTTTTTTACGATGGTAGAAAGTAGTGACGTAATATTTCTCTTGCTCAACCACCCAAGGGAATGCATAAGATTCTTCAGGCTGCCTAAATGATTGAGGCGTCTTAGCTTCCTCGCCTGTAAGCTCTTCATACAACTCATCGTAAGCATCTTTAGAGTAACGATAGAGTATTGAGCAGTACATAGCATCAGACTTATCTAATCGCACTGCATTGGGGTCAAAGAAACAATTGTTATTGGCTTCAGGAATATACCGGCGGCTAATGTTCTGGCTTTCATCGCCTATTTGATTTGTAGCGTACTCAGTAAATAATTCCCAAGCACCATAACCACAGACGACCGCATCTTGCGAGGCGTAATCGTAAGCCTCTTGAGAGGTTAGCTTTCTATCATCAGCGCGATAGATGCCATCCATTAACTCAGCATCATCATCTCTAGCTTCATTCTTTGGCTTAAAGTCAGGCTGTATAGGATTGATACGCAAGTCAGACATGATCTGACGGCCAGCCTTGCGAATAATATTAAACTCACCACGATAGGATAGCTGCGAGCTT